AGATTTACGTTTTCTTTTGGCTTTATTTTTTTTGCTGTTTGGAAAACCAGCTTTCATATTTGCATAAGCCTTTGCAGATATGGTTGACTTTTTCTTAGAACGACTTGTTCCAGCTTTTTTTCTTTTATTTATGTTTCTATATAAACTCATCTATTGCTCCTACCATTTAACTTTGTTTGCCCAGTAAGCTGCAGACATTTTACCTTTAGCTATATTTTTAGCGTGTCGTGCTTTAAATGATTTTGCTCTTTTTGTCATTGTTCTGTCACCAGTTTTACCTTGCTGACCAAAACGAATTGTTTTTATTTTATTTCCATCTTTAGCAACAACAACATGACTTTTTGTTTTATGTTTAGGAGTGCGTTTTGGTTTATTATATCCGCTTACTCCAGCTCTTGCTAATCTTGGGTCTTTTGCCATAATCACTCCTACGAACAAGTACACATTCTTCTTAATGTATCAAAAACTTCTGAGAATGTCATCTGTTCGTTTTCTAAAGTCATCTGTTGTTCATATATTTTTTTTGTAGATGTGAGGTTTTCAGGTAACATAAAATGTATAGTACGTTTATCTAATGCAACTAAAGCTAACATATCGCATTGTACTTTAGATATTGGTGTTTTTTGCCCACCATAATTAGTTTGAAAATTGTATCGTGCAACATTTTTACCACGATCTATATGAGCTTTTTTTGTAGCTTTAACTTGTACTCGTATTGGTTTTTGTTCTAACCATGCTAATAAATCATAACCTTCTTTACCCACAAGGTCATTATCAATCCCATAGCCTTGCAAGACAGAACTAGCTAAAAGTTCTCCCTGCAAACCAATTTTTGTGGACATCTTAGGTAAACGCTATCTTTAACAATAAGCCTATAGATGATGCACTTGCACCAATCATAATAGCTTCTATTCTATACAATCGTCTATCTATTGCTTCATACCTAGTTGAACAAGCGTCAACATGGTCATCAATTTTTTGGTTTACAGTTGCGGTTGTTGGTTTAGGCATGGGTTTTCCTTATTATAATTTTGTTATTTGACCTGTTAAGGCAATGCTAAAACTATCACCATTTGTATAAGTCACAGTTCTAATTTCCGTTTCTTCGTTTGTTGATGAACTTTGAAGGTTTGGGTGTTCTTGAAAACCATTTTCAGCAGTGTAAATAGTTTCTAAACTTTTACCAACAATAGGAATTGTAACAGTTTCTACACTAGAATTTGTACTATCTTCATTTGTGTAATGATGTAAATTTTGATTTAGTTCTGTAAATTTAACTGATGTACCTTCTTTTTCATTACCATCTAAAGTTTCATAAATTAAACTTAATGATGTATCAACTAATGTAACTACAACATTTTCAGAACCACCATAATAATTATCGGTTCTTTTTAATAAATCCATTGGCATAATTATCTCCTATAAAAAATCTGGTTTAGTTGGAAAAGCAATATTTGGAAAACCCTCTTGTGCTGGTAAATCTCTTAATGCTTGTCGATATGTTGTAGCTTCTGTTTTTTGCTCTTCTGTCAAAGAATTATCAGACATCATAGTCCAATCACTTTCATTTAATAATGTGTCTCTTGTACCTCTCGCATTAAATAATTTTGCTTCAGTTTGAGGGTCTTCAGTATTATCAAATTCAATCTCAATAAATTCTTTTTTTGTTGCATCATATACTTGTTTTTGTTCCATAACTTTTATCCTTAATTTTTCATAACTGCGTAAACACTAATTACACCTTCGACTATTGATCCTGACTCTGGGTAAAAATAAAATTGAGATGTATAATCACTTGTTGTTGCTGAGTTACTAGCACCACCAACCCCATGATCTACATACATTTGATTTTGGCTTGTGCTTGTTCTTGTGGTAGCCCAATACATATACCCAGAATTTCTTTTATTATTTTCATATCTAAAATCAAAATTTAATCTTGGACTGTAATCATTACCATCATAAGTTTGTATTGGTTGTTGTCCTACATAAGGAGTTTGATTATAGAAATCAAATTGAAAATATGATGACCAATCATGAGACCTTGCTGTCGTACTACTACCACCATAACTAACAAAATTATGTGTTCTCCAATTATTACCACTTAAAACACTTGATCCACTATGATATGGTTTAATTCGTAATCTTCCGCTTGTACTATTACCAACACCATAACCAGTAATATGATAACCTCTAACATCAGCTCTATCTATGCCAGCAGGCAAACCAATAATTACACCTGATCCAACACCACTATCTCGTCTAAAATCTACAGCACCACAAAATACTCTTGATGTGTCTTCTAAAGCACCAACACCACTACCACCAGCAACTTCTTTTGAAGGTAATCTTAGGTTAGTTGTGTGGATAGCTTCACCAACAAATGGATTATCAGTGTCATTTGCAATACTGCTATCAGGTGTTGTAGCTGTTGATAATGCTCCTGTAGAAGTTACATAATATTTTGTGCCATGCGTTAAAGATGATTGATTTTGTTCTATACTTTCACTATCAAATGGTAAGACAGATATTGTATCTCCTGCACTACCAGCTTTTTGTGCAAAACCAAACGCTAATGCTTTATTTGTAGTGTTTGTGGTAACTGAATGTGGTAAAGTTCCTGATTTAATTTTTACACTACTAGCAGTAAAACCACTTGCACTGCTTTGTGCTAGTTGCAACCATCTTCCTGCTTTAGCATCTGTGATTGCACTTAAACTAACAGTGTCAACCATTCCCCAAAAACCATATTTTGAGTATCTTGAGCCACTATTACCATCATAACTACTTGTACTTAGATTGCTTTCTAAAGTAGGTGTTATTCCTGAAAAAGTATAAACTCTTAAATGATTATTTGGATTATCATGAGGTCTGCCACTTCCATCAAAACCTATAACAAATAACTTTTGATTTAAATGGTCATAATGTATAGGAATATGACCATCATTTTGACCTGAACTATTAGATACATAAATAAATCTATTCCATGCACTTGAACTATAGCTAGTTTCTGTTAAATCATAAGCAACAACTTGCCATCTTGTATTTTGACCTGCAGTATAATTTGCAATAGAAAAGAATACTTGTCCATGACCATCTTCGGTTGTGTAATTTCTATATTCGTAGCCTTGATCAATAGTTCCACTGCTAGTTAATTCACTTCCATAACCATCTGAAGCATAATCAAATGTCCAATTAGCATCACTACTATTAGGTGAAGCCTTTATTAAAGTAAATTTTCTATTATAATTTACGCACATAATTAGAGCTAAATCATTAGTATGGTCATAAGCAATTCTTGTAAATCTACTATGACCACTTGTTGCATTTGCTCTATAATTATTGTTTGTAGATGATGTTCCCCCAATGTATTCAGCATTATATTGACTACCTGTCCATTCAACAGACCACTCACCAAGATACCTTGTGTTGCCATACATACCTGCACTTAAAAACTTTACAGTATCATCAGTGCTAGTATCAATAATTGTAGTATCACCATCATATATTTGTGAACCTGATGTACCTACAGCAATTCTACCAACATCATATTCACCACTATAAGTACCACCTTGAGTTGTATATTTTGTGCAACTACCTGAACTATCCATAGTAAACATAAAATATTTCCAATATTGATTGTAACTATTAGACTGTGTTGAATGATAAAATACAAAAAATGTTCCACCTGCAGCTTCATTACAATTTTTAACAAATCGCACTCTTGGGTGAGCTTTTTGAGTACCTGCTGAACTTATTGATGGGTTAAAGTCTGACCCTATTGTCCAACTACCACTTCCTGTATGAATAAATGTTTTTATTCTTAAATCATAAGATGACCAACCTCTAGCCCATACAAAAGCAAACCTACCATCATGGCTACCACACATTGCTGATTGTGTGCCATAATAATGAGGGTCAGGACTACCTGCTATAGTACCACTAATAGTAGATGATACATAATCTGCTGCACTTACATTATAATTTGTTGTTGTTGCTGTTTTCTTTACTTTTTTAGCTTCACCATTACTTTCTCTTGTTACAACATTACCAACAGATATAGCGTCTGACCCTGTTCCAACAACCATGTCAATTTGGTCAGTTCCACCTGATATTCCTGTTAGTTGTGAACCATCTATTGCTGGTAGCTTGGCATTACTATCTAATTGCACAGCATTGTTTGCTGATGTACCTGCTGTTAATGTTGCAACACTACCTAATCCTAATGTTGTTCTTTGGGCTGCAGCATCTGCGTCATCTAGTAGTGCTTTACCAGCAGTTGTTAAATCGTAAGTTGCAGCAGTGCCACTACCTGTAAATTGTATGCCTTTGTCAGCAGCAGAGGTAAGTCCTGCCAATGCTTGTAATTCTGTGTCTAATCTAGCGTTTGCAACTGAACCTGATAATTGACTAGCATCAATAGTTTTATTGGTTAAAGTTTGTGTTGCAGATGCACCAACTATTTCTTGGTCACCACCAGCAGGTAAAGTAAGTACATTTGTTACACCTGCAGAATGTGGTTGTGCTTGTATTGTTTGTGCGTGAGCATTAGAACTTTCACAATAAAAATTAACTTTAGATACTGCACCTGTTCCTGTTCTAATATCAATTAGTCCATCTGATACAGTAACACCACCTGATGAACCATTACCATCAAGATTAATTTTACCACTACCATTAGGTAAAATATCAATATCAGCATTAGATGTAGATACAATGTTTTGACCATTAACATCTAAATCACCACCTAATTGTGGGGTTGTATCTTCTGAAAGATTTGACAAAAACCCACTAGATGTAAAAGCAGCTTGTACCCATGCGTTAGATGAATTTCTAACAAATAATTCATTTGATGTTGTATTAAAATATAATGCACCTGTAACTAAAGCGTCACCATCATTATCAACAGTAGGTGCTGATGATTTTGCACCTAAATATCTATCATCAAAACTATCATAAGATGCAGCAGCAGAAGTAGCACTTGAAGCCGCTGCTGTAGCTGAATTTGCACTAGCTGTAGCAGAATTTGCAGCGTTAGTTGCTGATGTAGCAGCTTGTGAAGCTGAAGTTGCGGCAGCTGTACCTGAACCAGCTATGTCATCTACATATTTTTTTCTAGCAGCGTCACCATCTGCTGTAGGTGCGGCAAGACCTGTAACTTTATTATCACCCATAGCTAAATCACCTGACAATGTACCACCACTTAAATTAAGTTTTAGTGCGTCAGCAGTATCTACATAGGCTTTTCTTGCAGCGTCATTTGCACCTGATGGAGCAGCTAAGTTTGTTAAACTATTTGAGTCGAGGTTTATATCACCTGTCATAGTACCACCTGCAAGTGGTAATTTAGCAGCTATTGAATTTGTTACAGTTGTTGAGAAACTAGCGTCATCACCTAATGCTGCAGCTAATTCATTTAATGTATTTAGTGTTGATGGAGCAGAGTCAACTAATGCTGATACTTCGGTGTCAACATAGCCTTTTGTAGCTGCATCTGTAGAACCAGAAGGCGTGGCAAGTCCTGTAATTGTTTGTGAGGTTGTACTATCCATATCAAGTGTGCCATTTATGGTCACATTGTTAAATGTTGATGAACCGCTTGACGCTGTAATATTTCCTGTAACATCACCTGTTACATTACCTGTAACATTTCCTGTTACATTTCCTGTTAGGTTACCAGTTACATTTCCAGTTACATTACCTGTGATATTTCCAGCAAAATTTGTATTAGCTGTAATAACTGTGCCTGTAATAGCTGCAGGAGTATTTGCACCTATAACACCATC